GCCGCCAGGTCGGGCATGCCCAGGGCGACAGCCTTGCGGGCCGTCGCGGCGTCTCTCTGCTGCGTCTTCGTCATCGTCTGCCTCCAGGTTCGGCGCCGGACATCGGCGCCACGGATGCAGTGTCGCGCGGGAACCTTACGTGAACCTTACAAATTGGGGTCGTGGCAGTGATGTTGCTAGTCTGTGGCTTTGCGGTGGCGGTGACGCTTTACTCTGCGTGGCAATTGTGGCAATGCCATCAGAAAAGCATTGGGAGGTTTTGGATTGTATACAGTATACATAATTATACGTATGTATATATGCTTTTGGGATCGCACTGCCACAATTGCCACGGGTGCCACGCCCTTATAAATCAACAACTTAGCGGTGCCTATCGGTACCCACGGGACTGCCACGCCGACTGCCACACTTTCCAAGCTGCGCCCGTGGCAAATGTGGCACCGCCACCAGAAAAGCATCTCGGCGTTTTTGGGACTGCCACACCTGCCACGGGACAGCAGCGCCCCGATCGACCCCGACGGACCCTGCAAACCCTGCGCCTACGCGCTGCCGGCAGGACCAGGGCGGACCGGGACGGGCGCCGAGCGCACCAGGCCGACGGCCGCGGATACGGTACGGGGTAGGGTATCGGTGGGCGGCGGGTCGGGAGCGGGGATAGGGAGGGGGGTATACCCATCGAAGCGACTCGCGGCGTGAACAAAAGCGGAGCCCCCGCACAAAATTTTTTTCCCGCGACGCTTTGGCCTCTCTCCGCACAAATTTTTTTGCATTCAAAAAAATCGCATTACACTCGCCCGATGTTCCGCGACCTACCGATCCGCGCCCGAGAACTCAAAGCCACCCCTGCGGTGCTGGAGCGCATTTACGAGGGCGCTCGCCTGGGCCTGAAGGGCGAATCGCTGGCGCTGGCTGCGGGTTTGCTGCCGGAGGAGTTTGCGCGGCTGAAGCTGATGGATCGCACGGCGGAAATTGCGGAGATGAAAGGCCGCGCCGACAGTGAGATGTCGATGTCCCGCGTGGTGTTCGAGGCCGCAGAGAATGGAGACGCGAAAGCGGCGCTGGAGTTTCTCCGTCACCGCCACGATTGGGTGGCAAAGCAGCAGGTGCAGGTCGACGTAAGCCAGCAGATCTCGATCACTGCGGCTCTGGAGCAGGCGCAGCGGCGCGTGCAGGCGATCGAAGATGCGGTGATCGTAGAGCCGAAGTCGCTGGCGCGGGCTGAGCCGCTGGCGCGGGAATCACTGGGGGCTGAGGTGTGAGCCAAACTGAGCCAATGAAATTTGGCCGATACGCGCCGATTTGAGCCAATATGCGCCGATATACGCCGCTGACGATATAAATGCAGACCCCGAAATACACCCCGCAGGAAGAGCAAAACCTGATGGCGCGTATGTGGAGCGCCAAGCTCCGCGACGACCCGGAGGCGTGGGTGATGTTTGCACTGCCGTGGGGGGAACGCGGCACGCCGCTGGAAAAGCGCACCGGCCCGCGACGCTGGCAGCGGGAGATTCTGCGGAAGATTCGGGATCACATCGCGGCGAACGGCACGCGGGATATGTACGAGGTGATGCGCCTGGCGGTGGCCTCGGGGCGGGGGATCGGAAAGTCGGCGCTGGTCAGTTGGCTGGTGCTCTGGATGCTGTCGACGCGGATCGGCAGCAGTGTGATTGTGAGCGCGAACTCAGAGGCGCAGCTCCGCAGCGTGACTTGGGCCGAGATCACGAAGTGGCTCGCGATGATCATGCACTCGCACTGGTTCGAGATCAGCGCCACGCGGATCGTGCCGGCGAAGTGGCTGACCGAACTGGTGGAGCGCGACCTGAAGAAGGGCACGCGGTACTGGGGCGCGGAGGGTAAGCTCTGGAGCGAGGAAAACCCGGATGCCTACGCTGGCGCGCACAACGACGACGGCATGATGGTCGTGTTTGACGAAGCCAGCGGCATCCCGGACAGTATCTGGAGCGTGGCTGCGGGCTTTTTTACGGAAAACACGCCGCACAGGTTCTGGTGCGCGTTCAGCAACCCACGGCGGAACACGGGGTATTTTTTCGAGTGCTTCCACGCCAAGCGGGATTTCTGGGCGTCGGAGAGCATCGACGCTCGCACGGTGGAGGACACCGACAAGGGTGTGTACGAGGCGATCATTGCCGAATACGGCGAGGATTCCCGCGAGGCCCGCGTCGAGGTGTACGGGCAGTTCCCGTCTGACGGCGACGATCAGTTCATTACGCCAAAGCTGGTGGACGAAGCGATGGCGCGGGAGAAGTGGAAAGACGCTGACGCGCCGATTGTGCTGGGTGTGGACCCGGCCCGCACTGGGGGCGACTCCACCGTGATTGCGGTACGGCAGGGCAGGGATTTGCTGGCGCTGCACCGGTATCGGGGCGATGACACGATGACGGTGGTGGGGCACGTGATTGAGGCGATTGAGCGGTATCGGCCGGCGCTGACGTGCATCGACGAGGGTGGCCTCGGATATGGGATACTGGACAGGCTGAACGAGCAGCGGTATAAGGTGCGCGGGGTGAATTTCGGGTGGAAGTCCAGCAGGCCAGTGATGTGGGGCAATAAGCGAGCCGAGATGTGGGGCGCGCTGCGCGACTGGCTGCGCACGGCCTCCGTCACGCCGGACAAGGCGCTGAAGGCAGACCTGACGGGTGTGCGGGCGAAGCCGGATTCGACGGGGAAGATTTTCCTGGAGTCGAAGAAGGAGATGAAAGCCCGTGGCCTGGCGAGCCCGGACGCGGCCGACGCGATCGCGGTGACGTTTGCGTTCCCGATCCGATCAGATGCCGATTTCTCCGCGACCCCGAAGTTGTCGGCGTATGCACTGCCGACGGTAAATTACTGGAACGCTGGGCGCGTGGGGGCGTGAGATGGCGACAGGGCTGGAACGAACCGCAGTGAGTCCGCACACGATGCAGGCGGGGCAGGCTGCGCCGCAGCGTCCGTCGCTGGCCCAGACCGCAATGAACCCGCTGGCCCGCGCCTATCAGCTCTATCAGCAGTATGTCGGCGAGCCGTTTCAGCAGGCCGTTCGCGGCGGCGTGCGCGGATATTTCGGTCTGCCGCTGATGACGGATGCGTCGTCTGTTGGCCGAGAGGCGTACCGGCAGGGTGAGGCCCTCGGGTTCACGCCTGGCGTCGGTGCGCCGGCCGGGGCGGCGAAAGTCGCGGCTCAGGCGCTGGGCGCACTGCCGGAAGCGGCGATGTTTATCGGGGCGCTGGCCAAGACGTGGGATGCCGCGTCGAACGCCAAGGCCGTGGAAATGGAAGCGCGCGGCATAGATCCGCGCACGATCTGGCGAGAGACTGGGAACTGGCGCGGCCCCGACGGCCAATGGCGTCAGGAGATCAGTGACCAACCTGCGCGTTACGTTGGCGGACAGCCGGGCGATCTTGCTGGGCAAGTGCTGCAGCACCCAGAACTGGCGGCAGCGTATCCTGATGTCATGCAGACGCCGGTCTACACAAACCCAGCATCTGACATTTCGTCATTTAGGCAAGATAAAATTGACCTTGGAGTGGCGCAACCTGAGTCTGCAAAATCTGTTTTGTTGCATGAACTGCAGCATCCTATTCAAGAAAGAGAAGGATTTGCAAAAGGCGGAACTCCTCAAGCGTCAGCAACTCCAATTTCGGCAGCTCTTGAGCTTGACCCGTTGATTGATGAATACAGGGAACTCTGGAGGTCCTTGCGCGGAAAAGAAAGACCAAAAACGCCTGTTGGCCTTGCCTCAAGAGAAACCGAAATAGAAGATTTTTACGACTCAGTAAAAGAACTAAAAAACTTAGAGCTTCGCAAGCGTTTTGAGGAAATATTGAACAAAATAGACGTCAAGCGCCAAAATGTTTTTGGTTTTGGCGAAGGCACTTTGGCGCAACAGCGCAGCACAGAGGCGTATCGCAAACTTGCTGGAGAGGCTGAGGCTAGGGCGACTCAAGCGCGCATAAATCTTACTCAACAGCAACGTCGTGCTTTGTTTCCTGAAGAAAGTTACGACGTTCCATTGAACGAACTTGTCATTCAGCGCTAACACGGAAATCTACTATGGCCCGCATCTCCAATTCACAGCGACTGCGTGACACCCACGCCGAAGCACTGCGGCGGTTTGACGAGATTCAGTCGGCGCTGAGAAACGAGCGCCTGCAGTGTCTGCAGGACCGCAGGTTTTACTCGATTGCCGGAGCGCAGTGGGAGGGTCCGCTGGAACAGCAGTACGAGAACAAGCCGAAGTTCGAGGTGAACAAGGTGGCGTTGGCGGTGCAGCGCGTGGTCAACGAATACCGGAACAACCGCATCACTGTGGATTTCGTCAGCCGCGACGGCTCGCCTACGGAGATGGCCGACGTGTGCAACAAGCTGTTCCGCGCCGATGAGCAGGACAGCACGGCGAACGAGGCGTATGACAACGCTTTCGAGGAAGCGGTAGGCGGCGGGTTCGGCGCCTGGCGGCTGAAGGCGGTGTACGAGGACGACGAAGACCCGGACAACGACAAGCAGCGCATCCGTATCGAGCCGATCTACGACGCCGACACCAGCGTGTATTTCGATCTGCAGGCCAAGCGGCAAGACAAGGCCGACGCCACGCATGCGTTTGTGCTGTACAGCGTCACGCGCGATGCGTACATCGAGAAATATGGCGACGACCCGACGACGTGGCCGAAAGAGGTGTACCAGACGTTTTTCGACTGGGATACGCCCGACGTCGTGTATGTCGCGGAGTATTACTGCATCGAAGAGGTCAACGAAAAACAGTTGATCTATCGGTCGTTGGACGGCACTGAGGAAAAGTATCTCGAAAGCGATTTTGAGAAAGACGAAACCCTCGAGGAAACGCTGGCAGCGATTGGCAGCGAAATGGTGCGCGAACGCACGATCCGCAGGAAGCGCGTGCGCAAGTATCTGATGTCTGGCGGCAAGATCCTGAAGGACGACGGGTATATTGCCGGCAAGTGCATTCCGATCGTGCCGGTGTATGGCAAGCGCTGGTTCGTGGATAACATCGAGCGATGCATGGGTATCGTGCGACTGGCCAAGGATGCGCAGCGGCTGAAGAACATGCAGCTCAGCAAGCTGGGTGAAATCTCGGCGCTGTCCAGCATCGAAAAACCGATCATGACGCCCGAGCAGGTTGCCGGCCATCAGGTGATGTGGGCCAAGGACAACCTGGAGAACTACCCGTACCTGCTGGTGAACCCGATCACGGGGCCTGACGGCTCGATGCAGGTGTCCGGCCCGGTGGCTTACACAAAGTCTGCGGCCGTACCGCCTGCGATGGCTGCGCTGCTGCAGGTGACCGAGCAGGACATCGACGACATCCTAGGCAACCAGCGCGAGGGCGACAAGATCGTCAGCAACATCAGCGGCGATGCCGTCGAGATGGTGCAGCAGCGGCTGGAAATGCAGGCGTTCCTGTACATGTCGAACTACGCCAAGGCGGTGCAGCGCTGTGGCGAGATCTGGCTGTCGATGGCCCGCGATGTGTACGTCGAGCCCAAGCGGAAGATGAAGGGCGTGGACGAGGTGGGCCGCGCGTCGACGATCGAGTTGATGCAGCCCGCGATGGACGAAAACGGAGCGCTGACGCACCGCAACGACGTGACGCAGGCCACGCTGGATGTGGTGACGTCGGTGGGTCCGTCGTTTGCGACGCAGAGGGCGGCCACGCGGCGCACGCTGCTGTCAATGATGCAGTTTGCGCAGGATCCGCAGATCCAGAAGATGTTGCTGGCTGCGCTGATGCAGAACATCGAAGGCGACGGCGTGAAGGACGTGGCGAAGTTCATGCGCAAGGAAATGGTCGCTGCCGGCGTGATGGAGCCGACGCAGGAAGAAGCGCAGGCGCTGGCCCAGGCCGCGCAGAACCAGCAGCCGGATCCGAATGTGCTGTACATCCAAGCGGTGTCGGAGAAAGAGCGTGCGCAGGCGCAGAAGGCCCAAGCCGACAGCGTGAACGCGCTGGCCGACGCGCAGTTGAAGCGCGCGAAGGTGCAGGAAACGCTGGCAAAGATGAGTCTGGACGATCGCCGGATCGTGCTGGACACCATGATGGCGATGAACGAAATGGGAGCGCAACGTGGCAACGCAGTTCAGTGACATGGCCCTGGGCGGTGAGTCTGGCTTTGCTGCCGGCTACACCCCGATCCGATTCGCCCCGCTGGTTTCGCTGACGGGGCCGATTCAGGGGCCGGCGACGCCTACCGCGCCAGAGGCGCCGGCTGCGTTGCAGGCTCCGATGTTGAAGCTGCCGCAGGAAAGCGGGTATGAAGTGCTTGGGAATCCTTTGTTTGAAGGAGATCCCATCGGAACGAGAATGTCCACGCCCGCAGGCCGTCAGGCAGAACTGGCGAATCTGGCCAACGCTGCTGGGTTTTTGACGTCGCCGTTCAGCGCGATGGCAAATTACGTGCTGACCGGCAGGTCGCCCGCTGAAATGTTTGGCGTCGGAGATTTCCGAGCAGCGCAGGGGCCGGCGCAGCAGGGTTTACTGGCGCAGGGACAGGGTATTTTTGGGAACGTGCGCGATTTCCTAAGCGGTTTGATGAGCCAAGGCGGTCAGCCCGCAGGCGCTCCCGCACAGCAAGGCTTTTCGCCAGAGATGGGATTTTCTGTGGCCAATGACGCCTATCAAATGGCGCTGTCAAGCGGCGCAGATGAGCAAGCGGC